GCCATCCAAAATATGGGACCATATTAGGTTTATTTCCATTTTGGGCACGATCATAGACATGTCTACTCTGCAATTCTTTAAGTTCAGGGAGGCCTTCTACAAATACAGATAAAGAAATACCTATCTTTCTCTGCATAGACCTAATTAGATTTTGTTTAGTTTCATCTCCCATCCAATCACTCACAATTTCGGCTGGAGTTCGGGTGCATCGAGAAGACGCCCAGTGAAAAACATCTGCAGCTATATGATACATAAATTCATTAGTACCACTTGTATCCCAAGCTTGTCCTATAGCTTTCAATATTAATCCCGGATAATCTTCTTCCGCTTTAACAGTACATAAGCGTAAAACAGACTCAAAATAAGGTTTATAAGGTAACACCTTCGCCGATCCTGGAATAAATGATTTAATAAAATACCTCTTTAAAAATTTTGGGCCAGCATAAACCAGATGACCATTAGAGTCTGCATCCGATAGAAATTGATCATATTCCTTATAGTCTCGCAATTCCATGCCTAAAAACTCATCTAAAAATTTTCGAAAAGATTGGGCATTATAAATATGTCGAAAACATTTCAAGCAACACCAGATGTGGTCATCACCATAAACTATTATAGCTATTAAGTCTAAACTTAAAGCTTCCATAATAAAAGGAGCGGATTCAGGATATTCTGACATCTTAACAAAGACAAACAAATAAAACATCAAAGCCATTATCCACGAATCCCCATGGGAAGTTTCTTTACCCCCTGAATACATAACACCTCGGACCAATCGCCAGATATCTCCAACGTGTAGCGTTATTTTATTGGTCACATTATACATTAAAACAGTATATAGCTTTTTTAAAAACCTTCGCTGGGAGCGATTCATTCGGGACCAAGAATAATATCGAGCTCCTCGAGCTAGGTAAGCGTATAGTAACCAATCATTAATATGCTTATCCATACCTGTGATGTCTCCATCAACCCAGAAGACATCTGGATTATCGTAGTTCATTTTAACTGCTAAATCATACCATCCACCATACCATACTTTCACCCCAATCGTAATAACATCGCCTCTTTCAAACAAGAAACGGTCTTTGTGCAAAAGATCAGATAATAAAGACAAAGTAACTTCAGGAATAAAAAATTCTCTGCCTCTATTAACAAATTGAGGAAGCTTATGGATCGGTTTGAATAAGAAAT